GCAGGCTATTCACCACCATCTACAGTCTATGTTGCACTGTTCTCTGGAACTGCAGCCACAGTTTTAACAGCATTGGAATCAGGCACGTCCAGCACATCAGGATCAGGCAACTGGGGATATTATGAGATATTCAATGGTTCTTATGCGAGACAGAGCATCACATTTGGTGCGGCAGCGGCGGGATCATGTGCTAGTAATGCCACAGTTTCTTTTCCTGTAGCATCGGCTGATTATGATAACACGGCTGGTTCGGGAGCCACGGTTACTTGCATGGCGTTGATGGATAACAGCTCCGGGGGCAACGTACTTTTCTATGGGCAACTTACCAATAGTAAAACTGTAAACAGTGGAGACCAATTCACAATTTCTTCGGGTAATTTAACAGTATCGTTAGCATAGGAGGTTCTACTCCGTGTCCAGCACCACTGTCATAAGATACAGCCAGACAGAATCTTTCACACCCACGGTTGTTTCCAAGTCAAACCTTGGTGACGGTGTGAGTTGGAACACTACCGTAGATCCACCAACAGTCAATTTCACTAATCTTTTTCGTGAGAGTAAAATACTAGAAACCAAATTTGGTGGTGACATACTGACCTCATTCGGTGGCATCAGCTCCACAAGATGCAGGGCAGTTATAGAAGGCATATTCACAGTCAGTGTGACCTGTGTAGGGCCCGGAACAAACGGATCACCGAACTTTACTATCGATAGAGCGCCATATGGTGAACCAATTGATATTTTTTATAGCAATATAGATAATTCATTTGGACCGGTGGGCAGAGTGCATACCTACAGTCTACCATCATACAGCAACCTAGTGGTAAGCGGTAGCGGTGTTTTATTGAATACACCCAACCTGGATCAGATTACAGACGTTTTTGGCACTGCATTAAAACTTTCACTAACCGCAACCAATCCACAAAACACTATTTCACCCACAACCGCATCTACAACATCCACATTCTCTGGTACAATCACTCGTACGTGGGAAGCAACAACACATTTTATTGATGGTGTGGGGGGTGATAGCATTCCTACCATGGCCATGGTTAGCACACTATCTTGTGCTGCAACTGTTGTTAAAGATCCATCATTTTTATTTTTAAACACCACATCTACTTTTTCAGAGAGCAGCGCAAACTTAACCTTTGCTCCGACCACCACGCTGTCGACGGTATGCTCTTTTAATGTGGTACCATTGTTATTAGGAGCCCCACCTATATATGTGGACGCCGAATTTATATTCATTGCCAGCACAAATAACCTCGTGTTTTTTGAAGAAAAAAACATCTCATCAGAATTTAGCACCACGTGTTTGGGCACCATAATACGAGGTGGTGCCACAAATCTTATTGCAACAACCAGCACGTCAACTGCTGCAGGAATGATATATGATATCATTTTCACATATACCTGGAATAGTTTCAATCTTAGCACTTATTTCGTATCAGGGTACGTGGTTCCAGATTACAGCCAACAAGAAGAATATCATTGGGATGATTTAGCCAATGACAGTTGGGACAACTGGACATTTGATATATGGGAAGGGCAGGAGCAGAGTTGGGATGGTTGGCCAGATGATATATGGGATAGGACTTTTGATCTTCCCATGGTCGCATCTACTACCAACGTCGGTGGAATGGTGCGTGGTGCGGTTTCCAATTTCCTATCGCAATTCTTTGTTGAGGACAATTCAGCGTTCCTTGAATCTGGTGAAGCAGCATTCACCAGCACATTCACAACCACAGCGTCGGCCAAGGGCATAATCAGCATAGAATCTGATATTTCCGCAGAGTTCCAAACTAGCACAACGGACAATGTCGTACGCGGTGGGTCAGCTAATTTAGAATCAGCACTTTCGTTTAGCATCAACGTTAAATTAATTACGGACATAATAGAAACTGAGAGTAGTGAATTTGCTTTTGCTGTGACACCTACAGTTCTGCGAATTATTACAGACACATTCTCTAGTAATTTTACATTAGACAGCACTGCAGTAAGAATATTCCGTGTCACACAAACATTCAGCAGCGCCCTTGCATTTGTAGTGGAAGTGCGCATGGTCACGCAGGCGGATCCATACTTCACTATTAAGGTTCCACAAGAGCTTAGAACACATGTTTTGCCAACGGAATCACGTGTGTATTTAATTTGCCAAGAAAATCGTGTAAATACTCCAGCAACAGAATCAAGAGTGTTGCTCGTGGATCAAGAGACCAGGATATATTACTTGCCTATCCCACCTCTTACCAACATAGCGAGCACGCCATATGAAAGGGCTATCTAAAAATGGCAAATTTAACAGGTGCTAAAAAAGATAACACGGGGTTGTATTTCGTCAAGGACAGCACCGCAAATGTTAAGTATGGTTTGGATTTTACAGACTATCTTTCCGCCAATGACAGCTTGTCCACATCCACAGTTAGTATCAGCACCATCGCTGGAGATGCATCACCTTTGGCATTTCCTACAAATCAAGCTACCGACGTGACCATAGCGGGTGCTCTTGTCAGCATAAGATTGAGGAATGGCACCAATGGAAACATCTACACAGTGACCTGCACAGTCACCACAGCAAATGGCGACATAGATACAAGAAGATTTAGAATCAAGATAGAGGATAGATTATTATAATGTCAGAAGAACAAAACCAGAACACAAACACGGACAACATAACCACACCTAAAGGTCTTGCACCAAAAACCTATAAGTTAGATCGTGATATGATATTTAAGTTGGCCACTCTAATGTGTACCTATGATGAGATTGCCTATGTTGTAGGCACATCTGCGCAGACGTTACAAAAGAGATACAGTGCCATTGTAGAAAAAGGCAGAGCAGAAGGTCGCAAGTCACTAAGGCGAGCGCAGTATGAAAAAGCAGTGCATGACAAAGACGTTAGAATGCTTATCTGGCTTGGCAAACAATATCTTGGACAAACTGACACGGTTGTGGATAAAGAAAATAGCGATCCATTACCTTGGGCAGAATAATTAGACATGAAATTATCAGACCCGCAAAAGAGAGTTGCAGATGATGACCACAGATTTCGCGTCTTGGTAACCGGGCGGCGCTTTGGTAAAACAACATTGGCAATGAGGGAATTGGCGTATCACGCGAGACTGCCAGACCAACTTTGTTGGTATGTTGCACCCAGCTACCGAATGGCAAAACAAATAGCATGGCAAATGATTAAAAAAAAATTAAAAGATTTGCGTTGGATTAAACATACAAATGAAGCAGAATTAACAATAACTTTAAAAAATAACAGCAGGATATGTTTAAGAGGCACTGATCATCCAGATAGCTTGCGTGGAATAGGATTGAATTTTCTTTGTATGGATGAATGTGGAGATATTGAAGAATTTGCTTGGCAGGAAGTCCTAAGACCCACATTATCAGATACAAAAGGACGCGCACTCTTTTGTGGAACCCCCAAGGGCATGAATTGGTTCCATACGTTATATACTATGGGACAAGATAAAGCAACTTATAAAGATTGGAATTCTTACATATACACAACATTAGATGGCGGTTGGGTTGATTCAGAAGAAATAGATAATGCCAAAAAAGATATGGACGAACGCACTTTTAGACAAGAATATATGGCCACCTTTGAAACATGGAAAGGAATTATATATTATGGATTTAATCCTGAACACACTGTCAAACAATTTGACACACCGGATGACATGAATATCTACCATATAGGCATGGATTTTAACTTAGATCCCATGTCAGCGGTTGTTTCTTTTATAAAAGACAACATTGTGTATGTATTTGATGAAATACAGATGTTTAGTAGTAACACCGACGAGATGGTAGAAGAGATACATTCTAGATATAAAAATAAAAAAATATTTGTTTATCCGGATCCATCGGCCAAGGCACGCAGAACCAGCAGTGGTAGAAGGACAGACCTTAGCATATTACAAAATGGTGGTTTTATAACCAAAACATTTTCTCATCATATACCCATACGTGATAGAATAAACAGCGTTAATTCTAAATTGTGTGCTGCATCAGGAATAAGAGGCATCTTTATTCATCCTAGATGTAAAAATTTGTTAAATAGCTTAGCAAAACATTCATATCAAGAAGGTACATCTATGCCAGATAAAAAGGAAGGTTATGACCATATGACAGATGCACTAGGTTACATGATTAGCTTTCTTTATCCAATTAAGAAATATTATGAACCATCAGAAACAACCACATTTAACGTAAAGGTAGGAGCATCACATGGCAGATTATAGTTTTGTAAATCAGGATCGTAGTCTAGGTGGTAGCAACAATCAAGGATTGCCTGTTCACGAAGAATATCACAATTTTATAAGAAGATGGAAATTTTTATCAGCGTCATATTTGGGTGGTGTGCAATACAAGATGGGACAATACCTCACCAGATATGTGTTTGAAAATGATGGAGAATATGCCAATAGAATAGCCCAGACGCCATTAGACAATCACTGCAAGGCAGTGATCCATATCTACAACTCATTCCTGTTTAGACATGAACCAGACAGAGACTTTGGTTCTATGGAAGGGATGCCAGAATTGGAACAATTTTTAAAAGATGCTGACATGGATGGCAGAAGTTGGAAAAGCTTTATTCAAGATGTGAACATACAGTCCAGCATCTATGGACATTGCTGTGTGTTAATTGATAGACCAGAAACACAGGTGGGCACACGCGCGGAGGAACTTGAACAAGGCATAAGGCCCTATGTGACAATCTACACTCCAGAGAATATATTGGATTGGTCATTCATAAGAATGCCCAGCGGCAAGTACGAGTGTCAATATGTGCGTTTTTTAGAACAAGAAGAAAAAAGTTACCAACAAGACACCACCTATTATATTAGAACATGGACTAGAGATGAAATCCTATTACAGAGTTATAACCCTAAAAAGAAAATTCCCATAGAAGATATTGAACGAAAACCTAACCCACTGGGCAAGGTTCCGGCGGTGTGGGTGTACGCCAATAGATCACCTATCAAAGGTATAGGTGTCAGTGACCTTTCGGATATATCTGATGCACAGAATTTCCTCTATCAATTATACAGCGAGGCGGAACAGTTAATAAGATTGACCAACCATCCCACATTGGTCAAAACCCCTGAGACACAGGCATCAGCAGGAGCAGGTGCTATCATTGAAATGCCCGCAGATATGGATGCTAATCTTAAACCCTACATCCTGCAACCATCGGGTCAAAATTTAGAAGCTATATTAAGAACAATTGATGAAACTATCAAAGCCATTGACAGAATGGCACATTTGGGTGCAGTGAGAGCCATTGAAACAAGACAGATGAGTGGAGTTGCTATGCAATCCGAATTCGTCTTGCTCGATTCCAAACTAAATGAAAAAGCCAAAAATTTAGAGTTGGCAGAAGAGCAGATATGGAGATTATTCGCTGAATGGCAAGGTATGGTATTTGATGGAGAGATTGAATATCCCAAAGCATTCCATTTTAGAGACAAGAGTTTGGATATAGATATTCTTAAAAAAGCCGCTGAAACCAATCCAGCGGATCCTAGAGTCAAAGCCGCAATTGATATGAAAATATTAGATTTACTAGAAGTGGAAGAAACACTGTTGGAGACTACAGAAAATCCCAACATAGAAGAAGCTGAAGGAGAAGCGGAAGAGGTTGGTGAAACTGAACAGGGTGAAGAAATAGAATTAGAGGATGAAAATGCCAATTCGTAAAGTCAAAGGTGGATACAAGTGGGGCACTTCAGGCAAGACCTATCCTACTAAGAAACAAGCCATGAAGCAGGCCAGAGCAATATTTGCAAGTGGGTATCGTAAGAAATAATGGAACCCAAGCTGGTGCACAAGCACTTACTAATACGGGCATTAGTAGATCGAGCGCCAGATCAAAATTTTGATTTAGATTCAGCATTAAAAGATCTAGTATCAAGAATAAACATGAAGATACTGGCAGGTCCTTTCACTGCCTTCTGTCCCAACGAAGGTAATGTTGGATTCAGTGGAACTTGTATTATAGAAACATCACATATCGCAATACATTGTTGGAATGAACCCAAACCCAACGTGATCCAATTGGATGTGTACACTTGTTCTGAAATGGAGATAAAAGATGTCACAGACTGGCTGGATGAATATTTTGGTGTGTTGATGGTGGACATGAAATTTTTAGACAGAGAGAATGGATTTGAATATATAATATAATCCATATATGGGAATTAATAGATTATATAGATATCCTACAGATAGCGCTAAACATCAACAATTTAAATTGCTCTGTCTAGAATATTTTACCAACCATGAAAAATTATTAGCCAAGCCCAGCAGGAGACACGCAGAACGAGCAAGGAAGGCATTAATTAGAATCAGAAAAGTGGCCTATGAAAGGGGTATAGAAATATTAGAATTGTATGCTACATCTAGGAATATAGGCAAAGTACCCATAACCAAACCACAGAAACAAAACCACAAAAAGAAAGAAACCAATGTATCTCAATGCCAACATACCTCTGATTGAATGCTATGTGAGGGGCAATTATCTTAGAGACCAAAGAGACTCGCACGACAAGTATTTTTGGTGTGTGGTGTTTGGTGTGTGTTC